GCTCCTTGAAAGGTCTTTGTTGTTTTGTTTTTAATGGATTTTACTTTTCCATAAAAGCGTAAATTTTAAAGATATTTACAAATCTAAATTTTTATCCTACATAATATAGGAAAGGATTTACGGTCCTTTCGGGTGCTGTATCAGCGTTAACAGAAGAACCTAAATAAGAGGTAGCATTTTGGTTAACGTTGGTTCCTCGTTGAATGGAAGAAAATATTGGAGCTATGGAATGAAACCCTAGCCTACTTTCATCTGTATAACCAGCGAACATCGTTAACTGTACACTGACTTTAGACCAAATAACAAGAGTACCAAAGTCTGCTATAGATAGAGTTGGCTCCATTACAGTAAATTTTTCAGGTCCTCCTATAAATTTATAAAACGAAGTATTAGGAATAATAAATTCATAAATCTTCGAAGAACCACTTCCGTTCTGAGACATTTCAATAAAAGGAAAGGGATAACCCGGAGAATTCAAACCTGCATCTGGAGCAAATTCTACTCTAGGAGAGATTGGACAAGAGTTCAACACCTTCTGTGTAAGATTTCCTGTCACTTGAGGTGGAACGAACATCACAGTGAAATCGTTAGCGGCGAGATCTCCATATACTTTAAGTTTTATCTTCAAACCTACGTTCTTTCCGTAAAACATACTACTCACTAGCTGAGGGACTGAAACCCCTTTATCGCTAAGGAGTCTTTCACCAATATAAGTATTTAAATTGATTTTAGTAACTCCTATGCCTACTACTAATGTAGGCATCTGATACATTCTACGTATAATAGGTCTAAGGTCAATAGGAGAAAATAATCTTTCTTGATGAGATTGATCTGTATTAACAGAAGTGGAATAATCCACTAGGGTTGTATCGTTCTGAGGTTCATTCATGACGTTTAAGCCTTGTGTAACCATGGTCTCTTTAATAATCAAAGGAGGAGGTGGCACCACTGCTGAAACCAAAGGAAATTGATCAACTACTTCCGTGGCATATCCATGAAATGTTAAATCGTCTCCGCCTGACATAAACACATTAAATGACACTCCGGTAGGAGAATCAGTTGATATAACTAAAGGCTGTGCGACGTAAATATAATACATTCCATGAAACAATGCTTCCAAATCCATATTAGGAGAACAAGGAGTCAATTGATTTCGACACAAGTAAGGTAAAGTGATTGTTTGAATTTGTCCACCTCCTGTAAATTCTAACAAATGAGATGGAGCGCTAAGTAAACCATCATAAACAGGTTTTCCTCGCATTACTTCCGCAGGAGGATTATAAAGTTGAATTAACCTTAATTTCACTTGCTGTTTGTTGTTCATAACAGACTGTATATGAATTTTTAACGATCCTCTCCACGCTCTAGATACTCTGTGCAATAATTCTATATTATTGGCCATCCTAACAACTGCACTACGTGCAGCTAAACCTCCTTGAAAAGGAGAAATAGGACGAGACCATTTTAGCTTACCAACACTGTCATCTACAAGAACTGGAAAAGTACCTAAGTACTGAGGTTTACTTAAAATATGTTTAATAGACATTTCATCTACTGATGTATTAAAAATTGGTCTATCAATTATTCGGTCGATCTCTGGATAGGGATCTAATTTCTCAAAAAATTGATCTCCCGTGGTATTGTTGGGAAAATTACGATGAGTTACTATCATTCTGTTATTAATTAAAGGTACGTTAGGATTATGTAATCCAGTATAATATTTAATGCCTTGGCGAACTGCATCTATAGCGTCTCCCACAACCTGCTTAGCATAAGAAGTTGTAGAATCAATAGCTGTTGAAGCTATAGATTGCAGACCTTGAGCTTGATAATCATAATTAAAAAATTTTGGACTAGGTACATATATATCTAAAGAACTAAAACAAGCTTCTATAGTGATATTTAAAGCTACTGAAGCAGTTGCTGAAACTGATAAAGGATTTAAAACCATCAAAGCTAAAGTAGCAAAATCACCAGGTAGTAATCCTTCACTTAACGCAGTAACAGTAGTAGGTGCAGTAGGACGAATATCCAAACTAGCAACATCGGTATTACAATACCATGGTACGTGTAATACACTAGATGTAGCCTCATTTGCATTTAAAAAGCAATGAGGACCAGACATTAGCGTATTTACCAGAAACTTCTTAGAACTCAAGTTATAAGGCATTGGAGGTAAAATTCCTACCAAAATAACTCCAGCATGAGATATTGTACCTGCTACTGAGATATTTAAAGATAAATCACTTCTGAAATAAGCTCCCAGCTTCAACGCTGTCTCTAAAGATAAGTTAGACGTAAAAACGTCTCTAGGTAATTTATTAATTTTAGTGGTCAAAAAACTAAAAGCGGGTTCGTTAGACCAAACGACACTATCTACGAAAAAAGGTCTATTCACAAAAGGTTTGGTATCGATTCTATATTCTTCAGGAAAATCAATTACGGGATAAATATCGTGATGATCTTTACTAAAGATTATATCTCGAGTATTTATACTAGCGACGGATGTTCCCATACTTTGGTTTGTTTGTTGCATGTCATAACACATTTCTGTTGCAAACTTGTTATCTGTATTGTTAATTTTATTATTTGAAATGATATGTTTTCACAGGAAGACTATCATTAAAATCTTCCATTTCCTATTTTTTCTGACATAGTAGGTAGCAAGGCTTCTAGGATAAAACCTTTTATAACTCCATTTACTATGTCTCAACTAAAAGTTGGGGTGTGAACTCAAGAATAAGATGAAATCATCTTCCCTAAATTCTTCATTATTGAAATATAAGTATCATCTTCTTTCATAGTTTTACTAATGTGCTCATCACTAAACTCTTTAAAATAAAAAGAAGATTCACGTGCTGATTCTAGAACTTTTTCTTTTAGTTCTGGTTTCTCATGAAGAAACATTTCAAATTGAAAAGCAGTCATTTTTCCTCCCATAATTTCGTCATAATCCCTAGAAGAATCTTTGTATCTTAATGAATTTATTAATGTAGTTAAAGACAAAGGTCCAACAACGGTACATAGCTGTGAATGAAACTTAAAGTTTCGTTTCAAAAAGACACATTCGCTTAAAGGTTTCGAAATCTCTGTGATTTCTCCTTTGTCTCCGTCTGTATATTTCATACCTATACTATGAGCGAAATCTCTCATTGTTATAGCATTAAAATACTTTGCCAAACGCTTCGGAGCTCCGCATATTTTATCGTCTCCCATCACAAAGTCTGTCAACGCATCGAAATCTTCAACAGTAGGTATTAAACCATCCTTAGCCATTTCAGTAAATAAAACCATAGCGGTTAAAAATCTATTTATCAAAGAGTTAAAGAAAGCTGTAACCCAACAACCTGAAGGCATAGAATGTGTTGTCAACACAACTTTTTCCTTTATCAAAACAAATGTTCTGACCATAGAATTAAGTAAAACCTTCAAAGCTTCGGGATCTTCACCCTTATAAAACTCTAAAACCATTTCTGAAATTGCATCTTGCACTTGAGCTGGAGCTCCTCCATCCCAATTTCCAAAATCTCCATCGAAATTAATAAATGAAGTCTTTAGTCTTAGGTACAATCTGTTCCAGTGTTTGTACGGATTCATACCTATAGCCATCTGATTTTCCCACATGTTATTTTTACAATGAGAAAACAATTTGCCTAAGCATTTTTTAACTAGAAAAGTATGATGCAAAGGAGCTACTCTAAATGAGCGAGGTTTATCTACCTTCTCTTCAAGACGCAACTCATCTTTAAAAGCCTCATAAAACAATAAATCCTGAATTTTTGTAGTATCATTTTTACAATCCTCTCGAAAATTTTTAATTATGCTTATGAATTTTTCTGTAACTACACCTTCATCAAAGTCTATATATTGAGTTTTATCTTTTTCGTACCCAAATCCATTAACAGATTGTTTATTAAGACCTGATAAATCTTCCTCTTTTATACCTTTAATTACTTCCTTATCTGATAGATCGTCAAAATCTATAAAGAATCGTCGAATACATTTCTTACCGAATTGTATCGCATCGTCTGGTATATAAGGAATCGGTTTTAAAGATTTAGCCGCAATTTTATTCAACGTTTTAGTCCCATGAGACAGAAAGTTAGGAGGTAATTTCTCTCCCACTTCTGCTATCTCATCAGTTAACACATCGTGCAACTCACTCCTATTTAAAGAAGTCTTGTTTAAAGGTCTTTTTGAAGGAAAAATATCATTGAATAATTTCAAACCGGAATATTCAGGCTCTACGTTATTTTTAATTTCTAAATGATGACTTTCTCTGAAAGTTAACAAGTTCTTTAACTCGCGCAAAACCCGTTTAGGTAAAACAAATGCAAATCCTCTATCAGAACTTCCTGCAACGTGCAATCCGCACAAACCGAATTCTGCATCTACTAACAAACTTCCACATAACCCAGGGGCTGTAATAGAATATTCTATACCTGCTCCCGGCATCACAGTGTAAGTCTTGTTTACCACAGGACTTTGCACTTGAAAGGAATCCATATTAATAGTAAAATTATTGTCTAAACTCAAAGCAGCTTGCGCATTAATAAAATACATCTTTCTTGCATTAAAAGACACGTCTAAATCCAAATCTTTTGTAAATAAACTATGTGTAGCATCTTTATAAATAGGAATTGCTAAGTCTATCTCTATAATGGACATGTCGTATTCAGGCCATTCTTTTATGATTTTGAAAGGAATGTTATTGCATTCGTAAGAATTATTACTATAACAATTCCAATCTCTAAAAATATTTGCTACACCTTGTGTAGTGTCATATGAATGACATTGCACTATTATGCGTCTTCCTGAAACTATACCTTGAGCTACATTCTTAAAACCAGTTTTGCTAATTAATTCAACAATTCTCATTTTCGATCTCAAAGATGAAATTCGAGTTCCTAATTCATGATCGATGTTTACAAGATCACTTAAAGTATCATTGCTATTATCTATTATAGCGGATGGAAGGGTTTTACGTACATAATCAGAATGGGCGCTATACCACGTTTTAACACTTTGCTGTCTAAACGAATGTTCTGTCAAAGTATCTGGGTTGGCATCACCTAAGAAATATGCACATATATGCTGAGCTGCAAAAGAAATCAAAGTTCCTACAAGTCCTTTCAGCGCTCCTCTCATAGCAGCGCCTGTGTAAGTGTCTTCAGATAATGTAGTCTTCATAGTCTCATAAACTAAAATAGTATTTTCTATAAAATGTGTTTTAAAATAAGAAAAATAATCCTTGAAAAGTTCTATGTTGTCAGTACAAATCTCTGATAACAAAGATGAAAACGATTGAGGTTCTACAGAATCAAAAAACTCCTCGTTTAAATGACTTCTCAATTCCAGCAATTTGCGGGAATCAATACTCACTACAGATTCGTCTCCATTCATCAAACAATCGACTAAAGTATCAATTTCTTGTTCATCAATATCATTCAGCTTATTAATATCATATAATTGACTTTGTTTATCTAAAAATGTAATTATCATCGAAGAAACCCACGCAATTGTATTATTGTCATTACCTAAATTGCATCTGGGTTCCATTTTGCAATCAGATTGAGGACCAATGAATTGTTCCTCCCACGTGCGTGTTAAGTGATCAAACTTCTTGTATTGAATAAATCCTAACA